TTATACTCTTTTACAATATTTTAAACTAATCCAGCCAGATGGAATTTTTCCCCATTCGCCTTTTACTTCTGATACATCACAGATACAATTTCTTACTAATCCGTTTGGTTTGTAGCCTGATAATTGTTTTATTTGTGCTTGTGCGTTTGGCGTTAACTGATTGAATTTTTTCCAATCATAATTTGTCCCTGGTCCAGTTCTTACTGTTAAAACATCACAATCTACTTTGTATCTGCCTTTACTATATTTTTTACTGTCATTTGAAGGTAAATTTGCATTTATATATTTTGTTGGGTTTATAAAATTGTCATTTTTATCTCTTACTTCAAAATGCAAATGTGCTCCAAAACTATGTCCAGTATTTCCCATGTAACCAATAATTTGTCCTTTCGATACTTTTTGTCCTACTTTAACTATTATACTATTATATTTCATGTGTGCATATAGTGTATAATATCCATTGTGTTTTATTTTAACGTAATTTCCATAAGAGCAACCAGTTTTGTCATTTGTTTTATAGTTATTTCTAACGGCCACTACAGTTCCTTCTGAATGTGCTGTAATATAGTCTAGGGTATAGCCGGTGCCAACTAAATCAATACCATTATGTACCCTTTTTTTAAACGCTTGTGTGATTACGTTACCTTTATTTTTAAAGACTCTACTCATCTTCTGTCACCTCGATTTCATCTTTTATTTCCTCAAAAATTTCTTCTGTAGGTTCTTCTACAGGCTTCATTACTTCTATTTTTTCATCTTCCATAATAAACTCCTTTCTCTTTTTATACGTTTGTAAAATTGCTCCAAGTTCCACTGACCATTTTTCGATACTCCAATAAACCACTCGCTGCACCAATAAAAAATTGTATTTTATAAGTCGAAGTGTATGATAATTGTAAAAAATATCCATTGCTAATATAATTTCCGCCGACTTTGCAATTTGATAAGTATGCAAAACCACTGAAATCGTCTAATGTGTTCAATTCTTTTTCAGATAGACGTGGAAGTATTCCATTACCTAAACCACTTTGGTTTAAGTTAGTAATAGCTGAACTAATTGCTGTTGTGTTATTTTTGATTTTTTGCTTATTTTTAATATATTGAGGTATCATCCTTGACACCCCCTTTGTTCTTTAGGCTAAATATAAGTGTGTGTGTGTGTGTGTGTGTGTACAGCCACAAAGGTTTTAGCTTTTATCATAATTTTATTCTCCTTTATTTTTGTAATTAATATTTGAAATTCCCAATACTGCACCCATAAATGTTGTAACTGCTGTCATTATTGTTAGGACTATGTCGGTACAGCCAACATTAAAGCAATTAAGTATTACACCAGTTAATGTAGTCAGAGCTGGTAAGAATACTAATGTAATCCATTTTAGTACATCATAAACTTTGTTACTCATATTAATCTCTCCTTTCCTTCAAAATTATCAAGTCTTCGTGTATCGATTGAAAACCAGCAATTGCTCGTTCATCATGCTGTTTAAATTCTGTATTAGTGTTATCCATGCTAGTTTTTAATAAGTTCAAACTTTCAGCAATATTTCTGTTACTAGCTGACAGTTCACCCAACAATTTGCTAGTAGCTTCTCGTTCTACTTTTTTTTCTTCTTGTTCTTCTTTTCGTTTTAATTCATCTTGAGCTTCCTTATCTTTTCTGTCCTTTCTATCAAGGTACAAAAAGATAATAAAAAGAACTGCCATCGTTGCAGTTCCTCCGTTTGATAGAAGAATATTTATGAGATTATTTGCTTCTTCCATGCTCTCCTCCTTTAATTTTTCGTGTAAAATAATTCTACATAAGCAGTATAACTTGACCAATTAAACTGCGTATTTATCGTTAAAGCTGTTCCTGTGCCGTTAAGATATATCATTATCGTATTTGTTGATGTGATGCTAGGAGCAGGTAATCCTCTTTGCGAATTAACATTCAACATAACTCCATCGATTGATTTAGTCAAAGTTATGTTTTGCAGTCCTGTCTGCACATATTTTACTTCTGCGTTTGGCAAATTTCCGCAATTAATTCTTTTTGCGTACTCTTTTTTGCCATCAATAATTCGCCCTGTTTCATATTCAGTTCCAGTTGTAATATTTAATATATTTTGTTTTTTATTTATCAATTCTTTTATTTTATTCCATGCACTAAGCACTATACTCCCCCCTTACAACAATTTCAAAATATTCGCCTACATCACAGCCCCAGTCACTAGTTGTTTTAATTTGGTTGCTTACCGAATTAGCTTCGCCCACTTCTCTATAATGACCGTCTGTTCCTGCATCATCTGAACTAATTGTTAGTAATTCTCCCATATAGTACACATCAAGACAATGTGTTCCTACTTTGTAGTAGCAAGGTAGTGTTATAGTTCCACCTTTGGCTACTGCTGCAGTTAGATGTAAGAAGTATTTATGCTCTATATGTGAGTTAATCTCTTCTTCAATGTTATTCTGCATATCGTTTAAGTTTTCTGCCGATAATGGTGTTGTACCTTCATAAACTGCTTCTTCTACTTCTTGCTTGACATCGCCATTCATAAAATAGGCTTTACTTTTTAATGTTCCGTTTTGAAATACCTTCTTTTTCATCTTCTAGCCTCCAATTCTTCAATTTTGTTTTGTAACTTATTTATTTGTTCTTGTTGTTCTTGTATTGCCTTCGTTAATGTTGCTATTATAGGCAACTCATTAATATAATATCTTTCTTCTATTTTTCTTTTTGGGTCTGCTGGTCTCTTAATAACAAAATTAGGATCTATTTTCTCCATATCCTGAGCTATATATCCTATTTTATAATGTTTACCATCATCTATTTTGTCAAATTCTTTATGTTTAATTTTTTTGATTATATCTAAAGCACATGCACTACTATTTTTTATATTCTTCTTTATTTTTTTATCTGATGAAATATTCTTTGCATAAATATTTCCATCAACGTTCAAATCGGCTCCATGAATTTGTACCATACTAGAAGGGTACATTGATATAGTTGCCTTTTTACTAGCAGTTCCTAAAAATATAGTTCCACCAGCCACATGAAAATCTCCGTTGTCGGTTTGTAGAACATAGTTTTCTCCGCCAATTTTAAGTGAATAACTTCCGACTTGAATTTTTAAAAAATTCAACAGCATTTAATATGTTGACTTTAGGCGTATTGCTATCATAGGAATTTTCAGGAATAATCTGCAATAGGATATCTTCAGTTTCCTTATCTATAAAAATTATCTCACCACTTAGGCCTCCAACAATTTTAATATTTCCTGAAATTATACCAGTGTTATTTCCAGATAATACTAAATCACATGCAGTTAATACTACTTGACCACTAAAATCTCCAGCATTTTTGCTAGCCATTTTAAAATCTTTAATAAAAAGTATTGGCCAAAACTTCCCATCACTTTGAGTCGTCATCCCCCACGCCATTCCATCTTCTATATTTTGACTATACTCCCCGTGGAACAGCAAAAGCTATAAACTTATTTCCATCAAATTTTTGGACACCCATATTAGCAAATACTGTTTCACTATCGTAAAAGTGCTGTCCTGTTTTATCTAAAGACATCAATACTTTTTTATTGTCATCTAATATTGCTAAACTTGCATTTTGATTTATAATCATCATTTGTATAAATTCAGCAATTTTGTTCCAAGCAACTTTAACTGCTTCTGAATTTATTTCCAAATATGTTGCAAATTCATTTTTATCTAATTTAGCGCTTGCCATTATTTCAATTTTTCTGGCGGTTTGTTCTATTCCTGTTTTAAACTCTGATTCAGTTATATACATATCAGTGAAATCATTTTTTACAATGTATTCTGCATAAAATTTGTTTCCTACCATATCGATTAAGTAGATATAATTGTCACCTTCAAATAACTCAATATTTATATTGTCTAAAGGTTCTTTTATAGGTTCTTCTAATTCCTCTAAAACATAAAACTCTGTTAGTTTTAATCTACGTAGAACATAATCTTCATCTTTCGTTATAACTAAACTATCATAAATATTGCCTTTAAATCGTAGCTCTTCAATGTCTATTATGTACTCTTTTTTATCTGCAGACGGATTAGTTCTACTTTGTTTATCTACTACTATTTTATATTTCATAATACTATCCTTTCTGGTTAACTTGTAATCCTATTCTTGGATATAAATTACTACGAGGAAATAAGTTTGCTTCATAAGTCTTATTTCCTTGCACCTCTAGTCTTAATATATCAGCTTGTCCTGCATCTTTAATATGTATCTCACTTACTCCATCAGTTTTTCTCTTATATTCTGCTGTATTAGATACAGTTTGCTTTATTACATTGATATCTTGCTCTTGTTGAGTTAGTTTTGTTTCGTGTTCAGAAGTTTGCTCTGCTAGTTGAGTTATTTTTTGATTTTGTTTATCTACCAAAATGTAAGTTTGATTTATTTTTTTATCAGTACTGTCTGCATACTTATACTCTGTTTCTGTTTCCTCTGGTTCATCTGTATATAATTTTTCAGATAGTCCATCGTCTAATTCTATTTCATTATTCAGTAAAATTGTTTTGTATGTTACTTCATTTAACACAAAATTAAATATGTCACATACTTCTAAGAACAAAATTCCTTTACTTTGCACATCAAATATATAAAAGCTTAATGTTTTTAAGTAATTAAACATTGCATCAATGTAATCTGCTCTATCATTTGTACTGAGTAGCTGATTATCAGATATTCTGTATTCGTGTAGTCCGTTGGTAGCAATGCTTTCATCATCTTTTCTGTAAATGTTATCGCTTTCTTCTGCTCTGCTAAATACTAAAGAATTTATTATGTATTTTTCTCCAATTGTAATATTGTCTTCGTCTAAATAACTTTCATCTATATTTTGATTTGTTTCTGTTGGATAAATTAAATATAAATTATTTCCCTTAAATAATAAAAAGCTACAAGTTATTGTAGCAATCTCATCTAAGATATCTCTATAAGTGTAGCCTATTTCTATATGTAGCGTTGGATCTACTAATTTATCTGAATTTATAAAAGTTTCTGGTATATTGTCAGTATTCCAATTTAATTTCTGACAAACAGCTAGTAAGTAATTCCTTACTGTTAATTTTTCAGTAAGTTCTAACTCGCTATCTACCATTGCCTCTTGCATTTTAGTATAAGCTAAAATTCTATATGAATTGGTATCTTCTTGTCTTTCACAACTCTTAACATAGTAAGTATTTAAATCTATATAGTTATAGTTTTTTTCATTTACTTTTACGCCTATTTTTCCTGTTATCTTAGTTTTGTTTGGCATATATATCTTAGAGTCTATTTCAATTTGATGCATGACTGTTTTGAATAGTGAAGTATTAAATGATGGCTTTATATAATTTAAATTATCACTACTTATGTCATTATTGTTTGCTTTTAATTTCACATCAAATTGTCTACCATAAGTTCGTATATTGATTTTGAAATTATCATCTACATTTATCATTCATAATACTCCCTTTTTTTGTTTGAAATTACTGCACTACTATATCCTTCTATTTTTCCTAAATATTTTTGTGAATACTCTTGATCATTCGAATAACACGACATATTTACTATTTTCTTTTTTAGGTCTGGGTTATAGAATGTTACTTTGTTTTCCGCCTTATTAAAAAGAGATAGGATTACTCCTACCTCTTCATTATTTAACCTTCTAAATGTCATTGTTATCTTGGGATATATTCCTTTAAGTGTTCCTGAGTTATCTCCAGATAAAGACCTTCCAGTATCTTTTCCCCAAATTTTGTGATAACCAAATTTAGCTTCTGTTAAATATTGAGCCATTTTTACACCATCTATTATTAAACTTTCTTTATCTATTAGCATAATTACCTCCCATTAGTAGCAAAAGCTAATTCTTGTTTTCTTTTTGCTTGTCCTCTTTGTATTGTTCTTCCATCTAAATTGATTATATATGAGCCTCCTGAAGTTCCAATTTTAGACGCTAGCTTGTCTGCCAAAACATCTAACCACTCCATATTATTTTCTAGAGGTACAACCGCTTCTCGTCCAGCTTCTCCTATAATTGCTTGTGTAGGCTGTGATATAACACCGCCTTTTGCTAATCGTGGAAGATTAAATGTATTCAAATATCCTAAATTGATTCCTGGAACTCGATTTATTACATCAGTCAGACTATTGATTGCTCTAATTGGCGAATTAAGAATATCTTCAATAGCTCTTAACACGCCATTTACCACAGCTTTAAATGCTCCTGATATTGTAGCACCTACTGTTGTTCCTACATTTACTGCCATTCTTCCTATCAATATAAACATTGTTTTAGCAGTATTTTTTATGCTTTTCCAAATATTGCTGAAAATATTTTTAATGTTTTGCCAAGCCCCTTTCCAATTTCCAGCAAATACATTTTTAATAAATGAAATAATCTCATTGAAATTAGCTTTTATTCCTTTCATTGTACTGTCAAGCCAATTCAAAACATCTTGTAAACCACTAACAAAATTGTCATATATGTCGCCAACGACATCTCCAAACATTTGCCTAATCCAATCGCTTTTTCCTTTTAGCCAACCAATTCCACCTTGAAAAAATGTTTTTATTTGTTCCCAATATTTAACTATAATTCCCCATATAATCACTGCCGCTGCTATAACTGCTAATGGTAAGTTACCTATAATTATAGCTAAGCCTAATATTGCTATTCCTATTCCTTGGATTACTTTCCCAAAATTATTGAATGTCGGGTCATTTAAATAAGCAATTAATCCTTGTATCGCTAAGACAACACCTGCAACCATAACACCTATTCCAAGTGCTTTTATTCCTCCTAATCCTAATTTCCAAGCAAGTAATCCTGCTGTTACTCCTGCCATTACTGATAATATTAAATCTTTATTTTCTATAATCCATTTTAACCATGTTGGAGTTTCTATTTTTTCTATATTTGGCAATGGATTCCCATCATTTTCACTAGTTGAACTAGAATTATTTTGCAGTATATTCATTTCGTCGAAACCCTGTAATGACTTTTGTATTTCCTTTGCTGATTTTGCTGTACCGCTTGCACTATTTTTCATTTTCTGAAAATCCTCAGCACTACTATTGCTAAATAAGTTGATACCAAACCACGCTGTACTTATTGCGTTTATGTAACTCAAAGCAGTGTATAATAATTTTATTAGTGATTGTACTATTGGAACTAAAGCATTTGCTATACAGTATCTCATATATTCTAAGTCTGTTGATACTTGACTATTATATTGAGAAACTATATTTATAGCACTTCTTACTGCATTCCAGGCAGTTCTTATTCCTATTATTGCAAATGCCATTTTACCTATTTTACTTATTTGTCCTTGGATACCTTTGCCTATGTTGTTTATTTGATTTTGAACTTTATTTATTTTTATAGACTCAATTTTATTTTTAAATTCCTGTACCTTTGCATTATTTTCAGTTTGCTTTGCTTTTATTTTATCTAATTTAGCATATACTTTATCAATTTTTGAGGCCTGTTTATCTATTTCTAGTGTTGCTTGTGAATATTTTTGTTTCATTAAATCAATATTTGTAGTAAGCGAATTATATTGAGGTACATTAGTACTGCTTAGTCCACCTAAGGTCAAAGTTTTTCTTTCTGCTTCTAATTGTTTAATTTTTTCTTTATATTTATCTGCTTCGTTACATAATTTTTCATATTGATTTATTTCTTCTTGCAATCCTGTTGCTTCTTTATCCAGTCCTAAATTATCTGTTTGTGCCTTTTTTATTTTATTTTCTAATTCTGTAATGTCTTTATCTATTCCACTATTGTCAAGTTTTGTTTTGATTTTTAAGTAACCATCCAAATATCTCACCTGCCTCTTAATTGCTGTTCAAACAGCTTATCAAGTCTTCGTTCTTCAGCTGTTTTTGTATTTTTCTTTTTTAGTGCCAACTGTTCTTTTTGCCTTGCCCATTTTTCATATTCTTTACTGTCTTTTATTTGACTTATATCGAAATCTCTTACAAATCTAACTCTACTCAAAATACATTTTTCACTGAGTCCACAAAGCAAATTGTAAAACTCCCACCAGTGCATATATGTATTTTTATTTAATTTAATTTTGTAGTCATAAAAAAAAGAAGTTCTAATGTATTCCCAGTCTTGCTCGAAATCCATGTCAACTTCAATTTCTTCTTCATCGTTTTCTATTTCTTTACCACAATTCAAATATTTCATTCCTATTTTTAAAAGTTCTTGCCAGTTTTCACTATCTTGTAGCCCTTTATTTCCAAAGAGTAAATATATTATTGCTAACGCTCTTTCTTCTTCAGAAACTTCACTTCTTGCTACTTTCTCACATTGTAGAGCTACTTTGTAGTTTGTATTTATTTTGTACTTTTTATTTTTTATTTGTGCATATTTAGGATAACTATTCATTAGTCATCACATCACTATCTACTACCTTGTATTTTTCTTTTATTCTTTTTTCCATATCACTTACAGTTAACTTCATTTTGTCCATATAAGGTTCTAATGCTTCTGATATATCATCCCACATCTCGAAATATGGATTTCTTCCATTTAAGAATTTCTTGGTTCCGCCCTCTCCCAAAAATAAGTCCATTGCTTCTTCCATTTCTTTATAACATTGTTTAAATGCTTTTACTTTTAGTACCTCGTTAGAACTTAATAATTGTTTTCCTTTATGGTCTTCTTTCTTATTTATTATTATCATCTGTGCCTTTAAGTTGCTTCTTGCTTGTTCTATTAAATTTATACATTTATTATATTTTAACGGTAAATCTATATCTCCTAAGTCAAACTGTATATAAATTTCCTTATTGTTCTCATCTTTCGTAATGTTTCCTTCTTCATCTTGAAAACCTAATTGTATTATATCTTTTTTATTTTTTAATTTAATATATTCCATATTCCCTCCATAATAAAAACACCTGCATTTGCAAGTGTTTTATTGTATTATAGTCTTATTTAATTTTTACCAGCCTGTTATCTCTACAAACTTATAGGTTGAAACCTTTTCAGTAACAAGCCCTATTGCTTTATATTTCCACGTTGAATTTGGTTCTAAGTTATTTATGTTATCTACTGCTGTTCCTAATTGTGCTCCATTAGCATCATACAAATTAAACGTTACTTGAACATATGAATATGTTTTGTTTGTATTGTTTTTTATTTCGCCTTCAATATAAGTTGTTCCTAAACTATCTATTACCTTTTTATCTGACACTAAAGTAAATTTTTCTTGTTGATTGTTACTTGTTGGTGTTGTATTTTCTCCTCCACTTGCCAAAGCCCCAATTCCTATGATAATAACTAATATACCTAATATTACTCTTAAAGCCGTGTGTTTTAATTTTTTACCACATTTTGGACATACTTTTGCACTCTTGCTTACTTCTGTACCACAATCCTTACAAACTTTCATTGACATTTCTAATACTCCTCCTTTTATTTTTTTATGATAGAATGAGTATATTACAAAAGTCGACAAAGAGCAATAGGTTAAAATATACTTTTTATCGACTTTATTCGACATGTTTTGTCGAAACTATGCAGTCTCTTCTGTGAATGTTGGTAAACCACTTGCAAAAGTAACTGTTCCAAATGTTGGGTCGCCTTGTACTTGAATTTTATATTTAATCTTTAATGCAGTTCCACCTTCTAATGTATCAGAATCTGGAACTACTAAAACTTTAAACAGTCTTGCATCATACTTTGGTGTAGACTCTGTTTCGCTCACTCTATATTTAAATACTTCAAGTAATTCTGTCTCTAAGGCTGTACCCTTTTTCATTCTATACATTAAATCATCAATGTATGTAAATACTGGGTCGCCTTTAAGAGCTACTTGTTCTATATCAGAGCCTAAAGCATAACCATCAACGCTATGTCTTTCGTTTTCCTCTATAATCCAGTGTTCGTCTGTTGTTTTAGCACCATAACTATTTTCTTTTGATGTAACACCTTTACCTAGAATTGACCAGGTTTTACTTGTGCCAGTTGGTGTTGTATTTAAGAAATTAACTTTAGCAGTATTATTTAATCTTTCTAATTTCACTTCTGTATCAGCCATTGTATTTTCCTCACTTTCTAAATTTAATAAACTAATTTCGTTTGGAGTATCATTTGCGACTGTTTTTCTTTTAGTTGCCATATTTAATCCTCCTTATAATATTTTAAGTAACATTGGATACGGTAAATAGCTTCATTTGCATTTGTAGCAAATATGTAACCATTTGTCGTTGCTCCAATTTCATATATTCCCTCTATTTTTGGGTATATTTTTTTATTATTATTTTCTTCTAACCAATTTTTAAAATTCTCAAAGAATTTAGAATTATCTATATTATTTTGAATATCTTCGTTCCAATGAAGTTTGCTATCGAAAGTAAATAAAAACTGATAATCAGCACCTATCACATATCTTTGAATTACTGGTTCATATCCAGCATTTTCATTTATTGAATAAGTTTCTACCTTATCAGTTAAATATTCTATATTTAATTCAGCATATTCTTTTAAATAAGGACATTTACTAATATAGTCTCTTACAATATCAATCATTGCTTTACTCATTTATTTATCTCCTTTTGACCTGCATTTAATATATCTGCAAAATGGTCTGCCAACATTCTTTCAACAAAATGGTCTCCTCTTAACGCTCCACCATGATAATTAAGTTTTTGTCCACTTGGAACTTTCTTTATCCCTGGTCTACTCCAATATCTTCCACTCACTGGATCATGAAAAGCGCCTATTTTATATTTAGGGTCAATATATTTCTCTCCTTCGTGCTGATAATGAGCATAAAGTGTATTTATATTTATTTCTCCGCTTCCAACCTTAGTAGAATTATACATACTTGTTATCATTTGCCCACTGTCCATCTGCATATATTTATCGACATGTGCCATAAAACTACTATCAATTATTTTTTGCGTTCTTCCACCCTCTAGACCATATTTATCAACAATTTGTTGTTTTTGTAAACCACTAAAAGCTACTACATAATCAACTTTCATACTAAGCTCCTGTTACAGAGAAATGCCACATATCTTCTGAGCCATAATCTTTAATAGCAATGTTTGTAATTTTTATTACTTCTTGATAATCATTCAATAATTTAGATATAGTTGTAAAATTCTCTACCTTTCCTTTTATCAAATAATCATCATTTTGTAATGTCCATTTTTTTTGCTTTTTTCTAAAGTCCTCTGGTTTTTGATATTCTTCATTTCTATTATCATTTATTAGTATTCTTACAGACAAACCATCATTTTTTGTTAGCTGTGTTCCATTTATAGATATTCCATCATTAGAACTCCAAAATCCTTTTACATAGCTTACTTTATATGCTTTTTTATGGCTCTCATCTATGTATTGATTTATTACTGTTATATCTTTATCAAACATATCTTCCATATTAAACACCTCTATATAATAAGCCTGTATGTAATAAATATCTTCTTAATTTTTCTTTAATTTTCTCTTTTTGGTTAGAAATTTCTACATTAACATTATCTATTCCTAAAGTATCAAATGTTCTTGAATAATCTCCAACACTTTCACTCTTTAGATTATTGTTTGATAATATCGTATCTTTCTTATTTTCTAATTGCTCAACTTTTAATAATATATCAGCAACAGAGCAAGTTGCCATTTGTACTTCATCTTCGTAGCCTTTTATATCTCTATTGAAAATGTTTTTTTGTACTTCGTAACTTGCTCTTACTATTACTTTATTAAAGTCGGTTTCGGGCATGTCGCCCTTATATATGTTTTTATAAAAATCATAATCAGTATAATTTGTCATGCCCTTTTCCTTTCTATGCAAAGTCTACTAATAAATCATCATCTAGGTCTTTTACACCATAGATAATATCAAAAGAAACTTTGTCAGTTTTTGTTTTAGAATCATAATCAAATACAACTCTAACAGCTAATCCATTTGCAGAAGCAATAGCAGCTTTTGCAGCTCCTTGTGGTAATTCCAATTGTCTAGTTACTAAAGCTAGTCCATTTCTATGGAAGCCTAAAGAATGAGCTTTATTTATAAGCATTGCACTTACAGGTGTTTCAATTGCGAATGGTATTTTTTCAGTTACTTTTAGTGTTCCTGCACCCTCTGCTAATGTAACATCTTCTGCTACTTCAAACAAGTAACCATTTACAATTAACTTGTCTCCTGCTTTAATTGTGCCAGTTTTTGCACTACCATCTGATACAGTAAATTGAGTAGCACCTTTTGTGCATTTTACTTTGTAAGCAGTAGCGGTTCCAGCTGTTGCCGAAGCATTTTCTGGTGTATTTTGACTCATAAATGAGTTCATTGTATACACTTTTCCAATTTCAGATTCTTTTAGAGCTTCACTATCTCCTTTGTAACATGCTTTAGCAAAATTATCTAAAGTATTATATTTATATAAAGTATCTACAGATAAAACTAAGTTTCTGTTATTATCTCTTGGTGCTTTCTTTTTGTCTAATGCCTTAGCAACATTAGCAATATCACCTATAACTGGAGTTGATGATACAGATACTTTTGAACCAGCTTTTTCGATACCGACAGTTAATAAATCAACGTCTACTGCTTGTGCTATAGATGATAAAGCTGGAGTAATTACTTGTTCACTAAAATCTTTTATATCTAATGACATTTCTTTTGAAGATACAGCAACAGTAACATCTCTGTATCTATCCATTTTTACTGGAACAGAACCTTCTGTTACTTCTTGTTCTTCTGTTTCTCCTATGAAATTTTTAGCTACAAATTTAGCAGGTTTTCTAACAGTTATTGTGTCTCCTACTTTAACAAATTCTTTTGAATAATCTCTATGAACTAAATTAGCCATAGTTAAGTTTGATTCTAATACCATTAATGCTTCATTAGCAATTATTTGTGGTGTTAATATTGTGTTTCCCATATTTTATTACCTCTTTCTTTCTAATTATTTTGTTTTCTCCATTGTTTATAAGTGTTGTAATCCATTTTTTCTGGATCTCCACTTATTACTTTTCCTTGTGGTCCTTGTGTCGGACCTGAAAATGTTGGCAAAGGCTTATCATTATCAAATAAATAATCGTGGCTTTCTTTAATAGAGTTTATTTGTTCCTCTAATCCTTCCACGATTTCAAATTTGTCATTGTATTTAACCTTTTCCATATCTAGCATTTTACTCAAAATACTAGCATCTTTTGCTTTATAGTTTAATAAAGCCTTGTCTAAAGCATTTTGCTTTTTAAAATCTTCGATTTCTTTAGAACCTTCTGTTTTTCCTCTCTCGTACTCAGATTTTTTAATAGCTTCGACGTCCACTTTTTCAAGTTCAGCTATTTTGTTATTCTTTTCTGAAATAATAGTATCCTTAACATTTAGTTGTTCTGTTAATTCATCTATTTTAGCCTTTAACGCTGTTGTGTCTTTTCCGGAATCAATCATTATTTTTTCGATTGCATCAGTTTCGATTCCTAAATCTTCTAAAAATTTTCTTTTCATAATGTTTCCTTTCTCCTACTACGAACTTTTACGTGTTTTTCGTTCACGATGTAGTTATGCACTTGTTCACGACCTGCATATAGTCGAATTTTTGTATAAAAAATAGAAGTCCATTTTTTGAACTCCTATGATTTAACTATTTAATTATTGTTGAGGGTTAGGATTTGCACCTAACATAGAGTGCCAGTGTACACTCCTACGCCACTTCTGATAACGGTTACCCCTGTATTTTATTCGACTCGGATATTTCTATCGCACTTAGCGTCTACCTATTCCGCCACCTCAAATATCTATATTAATCTTCTATTTTTCTTATTATCTTTTCTTCTGGTATCGGAGATATTCCTGCTATATAGCATTGTTCGCCTCCTATACTTCCTTGTATGTCAGTTATAACTACAATACAACCGTTTGTTAATTCTACTTTGTCTCCTATTTTATATTTCATTACTTTACCACCTCTTTTATTTCATCTTGTCTTATAGTCTCTGTTTCATATTCTGGATATTCTCCTGTATCATCTACTAATATATCAGCTTCATACGCTTTTCCTTGCTCATATATTTCCACTATTGTTGCTTTTCTACCATCTTTTAATATCACAATATCAAACATTTTTATTTTCATCATTATTACCTTCTTTCCACTTTTTACTTGTTACATATGCACTTGTCATCTTAGTCTTTTTCGTATCTTTATCTATTATCCAAGCTGTTTTTACATTTGCATTCTTACCGTTTTCTCCTGTCAAATTCATTATAATTTCGTATCTTGTACCATATCCCAAATCTGGCTTTTCTGTTGCATTAAACTTATTTATATTAGTTCTTATATTCTCTATCAATTTATTTGAATTGCTTAAGTTATATCCTAGTGCTTTTTCAAATGCTTCTGCCTTATTTTTATCTTTTAATGGATTTAATGCATACTCAGTAAATTTTTCTTCTGGTATTATGGCTTCTTGATAATTTGGTAATAATATTATATCATTTTTTTCTTTTATTGTCACATTTTTATATCCTTTTATATATTCCCTTGTATAATCTCTCTTTAATTTGTTTTCTTCTGTAAATGTATTTAATCTATCTTGCCATTCTTTAGCTTTTATACTCGATTTTTTATAACCTTCTTCATCTTCTACTTTATTAGCAATTACTTGTTTTCTTTTCCATCTACGAATGCCATTTTCCAAGTATCTTTGCTTCTGTGTTTTTTCGTATTCTTCCTTGTTTTCATCATAGGTAAATCCTAAATCTTCTTTTTTTGTGGAGCCATACCAAACAGTAAATAAGTGCTTGCAGTTAATACCTACTATTCCTCGTGCATCTCCATAATTACAATGTTTCATGAAATCAGGAAGTTTCTTTTCTTCTTCTGTGGCCTTTCCATCATAATCCCAGCAGAAGAATTGAAGTTCTTGCCACCATGCATGATTTGTGTAGTCTTCTCCTCCGTCTCCTGTTCTAGCACCAAAGTGATTAGTAACTCTTACTATATGATTTCCACTTTCTTTTATTACTTCTTCATTTACTTTTCCTGCTAGTCCTCTTGTTGCTACTAATAAATCTCTTCTTACTGTTCCCACAACATCATAGTTCTTTATTAAGCCGTTTTTGTCTTGGTAAGTAAGTATAGATATGCCTTTGTCGCCTAACTTGTCTAAACTGTCTAATATTGCCTCCTGATAACTACAAACACCCGCATTTGTTTTTATGTATGTTTCGGTTATTATATCTGTATAAGTTTTCCTTACTTGTTCTTGTATAGTTTTGTTTAGATTTAAGAAAGATTTTTCTATTTCATCATAACTATATTGTATTATATTTTGTATATTTGTACTATTTATTATTGTTTCTGGATTTAATAAAGCATTTTTTTGTGTTGCTATATTTAATTGATCAACAGGTATAGAGCTTATGCCTATATCTTTCATTGCTTTTGCTAATTCTTTTTTTGTTTTTCCAGTATATTCTTCTAATAGTTTTAATGTTTCACTGTTTAGTCCTCCAAGTTCTTTTAGTTTTTCAAAATACCAATAATCACTGTTAATAAATTCTTCATTTATATTAAAATGCTCTGCAATTTTCTCTATTAGTTCTAGTTCTATTTTAGAATATATACTTATAATAGGCTTTATTGCACTTTGTATTTTATTTTCTATCATAAACTATTCCTCTTGCACATCGTTAGGTATTTGTTTTTTGCTTCGTTCTCGCATTTTATTTACGTATTCTATTGCTTCTTCTTCTGAATAATCTCTCGTTTGTACAAAGTATTCTATGTCATCTATTAAACCTGCATTTCTTTCTATTAAACTTTGTGATTGTTTCTTTTCACTATCAACTAGAATACTATCGTCCCAATCAAAGTTTGTAGTTGCCCCTACTTTGTGTTTTATTCCATACAAGCTCATTAAAATATCTATGCTATAAATCAAATCTTCTAATGCTGTTTGTAATGCTCCTTGTATATCTGAAACTGTTACATAATAATCTTGTTTACTTGATTTTATTTCTGTTGCTGTCTTTTCAATATTTTCTATTTTAGATATAGTTCCAAATGCTAACCCACATTGACTCTCACATTGTCTTAACCACTCATTTAATCCATTAAACAATGCTGTATCTCTTATTTGAGGACTAAATACGTTCCACTTACTTTCGTCTCCAAAATCTAACTTTCTATATAGTCTTTCTTTGCCTTTTGGTAATATATCATTTCCGTTTTTGTCTTTTGTAAATGCCGTTGCATCTATATCAACGGCAAGTTCAGAGCCTTCATATTCCCATAATGTTCTGCTGAATTGTTTGTCTATTTCTTCTAATGTATCAATAGCATTTGCAAATATTGCAACACCTACAGGACTTGTATTGTCAACTGGATTTGCAATAGGTATTTTGAAATAACCACCCAATAATCTATTAACATCATTTATTTGTATTTCTTCTTGGATATTAGCCCAATCTTGCACTTGTGAAAGTAAGATTTGATTACCTAATATATTAGAATTATGTACTGTAGTTTTATATGCTTTGTTCTTTATTGTTAATACTGTGTCATTTAATTCTTGATATTCAAGCCTTGTATATATCTCATTTCCTCTTGTGATTTGGTCAATAAAAATAGCACCTAGCAATTCGCCAGTGCTATCAAATTTTGTAGGTATAAATTTATCAGCTTGAATACAACTTATTTTTATCTTTCCATTAGCATAAAATGGTTTAAAGAACATTCCACCTTTGCCAAGAGCATACTCTGTATTAGTTCTTATATTCTTAATAAACCTTTGATATATTTTATCTATCTGTTTATCATCTACTTGTGATTTAAATTCTATTGTTACAGCCTTTGCAACTTTTTCGCATATTGTTTTCGCAACATATAATGACTTAACTTCTTCATTTAGCCACGGTGCTTTACTGTTGTATATAGCTGACCACTTTTCAATGGCAGATAGCATTTCATTGCTTGTTGATATATCTATATTAAAATCTTTTGCTATATCAGTTGTATTAAACATTTTATTTATTGCTCCTTTAATAAAATTTACTATTCTTTCAAACATTTTCATGTTCCTCCTATGCAACTCTACTATATTGTCTTATATATCTTTCCCAGCTGTATTCAAATGCATCTAATGTGTCTATGTCTGATGTTCCATCATCTAATCTTTCATCTTTTCCCTGTTCTTTTGGTTTATCATTATACACTGCATTTTCAAACGCTAACTCTAATGTTTTACAATCATGTGTCATAAAGTATCTAAAACTAGCCATTAAACTTGTAGTACATCTTACTCTGTCTATTATCTCTTCTTTGATACTGTTTCTAACGATTATGTGCGGATATTTTCTTGACACCATAGTTTTTATTCCATTTATCAGTGTTTGTTCAGCACTATCTGGATACATTGCACTGACTTGTCCATATTTATTTTGTACTCTTTCAATAAATAAATCTAATGCATTATATAATTGTTGTGGTGTCATTCCTGTTGCTTCTATTCTTTCTGACATTAAAGATGTCAATTTTGAGTAATCATTCTTTAAACCACTTGCAACAAATGTATGTGCAGAACCATTGCCACCAAAATCTATTCCTATTTGAATGAAGTCATAATCTGGGTTATCAGTATAATATGCTTCTTTATTATCACTATAAACAGTATATATAGAACCTTCCGCAGTTACCCATAATCCTAAAATGTTTCTCTTATAGAATACTCCTACAAACATTCTCTTATATCTTTCTTTTACTGCTTCTGATAATGTTAAATTATCGTCCATTGTAAAATGTAGATATAATATATTTTTTTCTTGTATCTTGTCTATATATTCTAATTTAAACCAATGATTTGGACTTTTAGGATTACAATTAAACCAAAATTTGGCACCTTCAATACTTAATCTTGCTACACCTTGTTCAACAAATGATTGTGGCATCAATGCTACTTCGTCAAAGAATATTCCAGCTAAAGTCATACCTTGTATCAAATCTTGACTAGCTTCATCTTTTCCACCAAACAAATAAAAATAGTTAGTTTTTCCATTTTTACTAACTATTAATAAATTTTCACTTCTTTTATGTTCATATCTATATTTTAATGAATGTAATTGTTTTTTTAATGTGTTAATAACATTCCTGTTTAAAGAACCTATCGTTTTACCACATATGGCAAAATCGCATTCATCATATTTTTCCATAGCCCACATTACAAAGCTTGGAGCCATACTTACTGTTTTTCCACTTCTGACGGATCCATCTGCAATAATTCCATCTTTGTCTTTCATTGGAGAGTTATCATTCCACCAAGTAAAAACTTTTAGTTGCTTATTAGACATTGGTTTCCATTTGAAATTAGCTTTACCCTTCTTCATTCCAAATATCCTCCGTCTTTTGATTTAACGCTTCTATAAATGAATTGTCTTCGTCATTATAATCTTCTTTAGGATCTAATATATCATTTAAATCTTTCAATGCAGATGTTAGCTCTTTTAGCCCTTTTCTATCTATAATGTCTATATATGACTTTATTTCTTCCTCTTCATTTATTGTTTCTTTACTTGGTTTACACATATCGTAATTGTATTCTACTGTCTTAGTCTTTTTCTTATTTCTCGCTATATGCATATTAAGTTCATTATTAGCTTGTACTATTTTGCTTAACAAATCATTTGCTACATCTTTTACTTGTATTATTTTATTAGCTTCTTTTTCCGATTCTTTTTCAAGTACTTTTTCTATTACTTTAGTACTTTTTTGTTCCTCTTTTAGTACCTTTTTTTCTTTCCAACCTTTTGTACTCTTTTTGGTGCTTCCGTTTTGTTTTATTCCTTTATCTTTTAAGAAGCTACTTACTGATTTATAATCACTTAATATATATTCTTTTTCTAACTGCTTCCAGTCATATTTCGCCACCTCGCTCACCTACTTTGTTTGTCTTTAATGTTTGATTTATTTTTTCATAGCATATTCTATATTATTTGTATAATTGCATTCTTTCCCGCAATACTTCTTATTGCATTCTGTATTTTTATCTTTATCACATAAATATAGTAATTCTATTCCTAAATATTGATTTACTATTTCGTTTATAAAATCATTACTACTTGCAACTACTTCGCATACATCTTCATAGCTGAATGTTTTATCGTCGTTTTGATTATGTCCGTATTCATATAGCCAAACATGTGTTAGTTCGTGTTTTAATGTCTTTGTTATATTTGCTTGGTCTTTTAGCAACATTATTGTTTGAGTTCTATATATTGTTACTCCTAAAGTACCATCACTCTTCATCTCATTATTAATTGTAGCCTCGTCTACTTCTTCTATGGTCCACTCTGTATTATTTATTTTAAACTTCATTGTTACTCTCCTTTATATCTGCACAAATTTCAAAATACACACACTTCTCGCATTGTTTTTCTCCCTCAACAACACACTTTTGTCTTTTCTTGTTTGTGTATGCTTTCTTTTTCTTATACTCTTCATCTATATAAGACGCTATTATACTACCTCGCATAAAATACCTCTTTTGTGTTTTTATAATTCACTATGCAATGATATGTAGGAGCTATGCTCTCCCCGTGGGGTTAAGTTCTTTAACAGTTACCCATAAAACCGTAGTATTACCTGCGTTAAAACCTAAACATATTATTTTTTATCACTGCATACTAAATTATAGTGAATCGTTTTCAGCCGTCTCTCCATATAAAAAAGAAGCATATTAACAATATGCCTCTTTTTTTATGATTTCTTTTATCTTTCTTTTTTTAATAACTCTATTATCTCATCCAGTTTATTGCAAACTGTGTCTAAATCATTAGTTGTAAAAGGAACCTCGTTTCTATTTTGAATATTTTCTAAAGAATCTTGCATTTTCTTTAGCATCTCTCTTAGTTCTTCATTCATATATAATACCTCCTTTTTAGAGCTATTATATATTTTTTATTTTGCAAATACTGTCGAAACTTGTCAATAAAATTATTTTTTTGTTATTTTTTAAGGAACTAGATTTCTCTAACTCCTTTTTGACCTACTACTATTTTAGCACATTTTTTTGTCAAATTTACGCCAATTTTACGCCAACTTTTTTAATTCTTTATGTACTGCATATATTAAGTCCCCTTTGCGTCTTACAAATGTTCTTTCTGATATTCCAGAATTTATTATTTCCCATTTAGGTTTGCTTTTAATATAAAATTCCTCGAATATGTATTTACTATCCTTGTTAACTAGTTCTACTGCTTGTACTACTGCTTTGTATTCTTTTATTGCTTTTTGCAAATGCTCGTTTTCTTGAAGTTCTATTACTGCTTTTAATGTTCTGTCTGATACGCTATATGGTGCTTTAGGCATTCCGTCTAATACTGGAGAGCCTATGCTCATTATATCTGCTCTTATGTTCATAATTTTTAGGCAATTATAGTTATACCTTTTTAAGCATAAACTTGCTTCTTTGTATTCTTCGTTACTTAGCCTCATCGTTTGTACCTCCTAACTTTAATAAAATATAATCTAAAATATCTATTTGTTCGTTTAAATTTCTTCTAAAAGTTTTGTATCTCTTATTGTTTATTGACATTGTGTCTTTTAAACCGTTTCTCATCTTAAAGTACATATCTCGTTGTTTTTTTATAAGAGTTATTGCCTTTCTCTGTTTGCTCATACAATACCTCCATTTTATCTGATTTCTTTTGCTTTATTTTCAAAATATTGTTTGATACAGTCTTTGCAATCTAATTCTCCTGAATTTGTGTCACAATTTACTTTTTTGCATATATCTTCGTCAATATCTAAATTCATAATATAATAAGTCATTTGTTCTATTATTTTATCTTTTTGCTCCAGTTCTTGCTTTTGCCATTCCATATATTCAGCTTTAGTTCTATCTAATTCATCTCTCATTTCTCTTACTTTTTGAATTGGAATATAGTTTTTATTTATGTACTGTTGTGTTTTCTTTATGTTCTCAAACGGCGTATTTCCAAATAATTCTTCAAATTCTTCCTCGTTCATTTTATTTCTCACTTTCTAATAATTCTTCATAAACTTTATTTTTTTGATATAATTCATGAATTAAGTCTCCGTCATTACTAATATCTATAATTTCTTCATTTTTTCTAATCTTGTCTTTTACTTTTTTAATATAGCTTTCTTCTCCGTCTTTAAATCCTAGTTGATATATTCCTGCATTGTCTAATATTTTTTCATTTAATTCTTCATTCTCTTTTAATACTCTTTTATAATCTGATAAAATATGTTCTATTGCTTGTTGTATATCTTTACAATAAAAATATCCCATTTTATAAGAACCTTTATAATTTTCTAGCTTATCTCTTTTTAAATTGCCTTCTGTAAAATCTTTTAATAAAATTATATCTTCTCCTATACTATTTTTCACTACTCGTCCTCCTTAATATCCTCAATATCAATATTCATTAAATATTTCCATATCTTCTTTTGTAACCAATTAAATTTTGTTGAAACCTCTATTCTTACTTCCGTTCCACCTAATCTCTCATTTCCTATTTTTATAATTGATTTGCCTCGTTTTCTCAACTTTATTGTTCCGTAATTTATATCATTTAATATTTCTGTGCTATTTTCTTTCATTTAAAATACCTCCAAACTCTTTTTCAAGTTTTCGTTTTTCCGTATAATGTACTTTAGTTCTTGTTATTTGATGAATTATGTCGCATATAGTTCCTTTACTATATGGAAAGGACCATCTATCCTGTCCAAAATATTCCATTCCTCTTGCAGACTTTTCTTCTAATTCGTCTATTTGTTCTTTATCTAGCTTACAATAAATTATATATTCTAATTCTCTATACATTTTTTCTACAACAAATTCGTATTCATCTAACCAATTCCAATTTATTTCTTTTATAAATTTTGGTTTTGCATATCTTATTACTTCTTTTCCACAAAATGGGCAATATTTTATATTTTCTTCAAAATGAAATGGTTGAAATATATCTTCTTCAAAGTATATTTCTTTTTTACAATTTGAGCATTCATGATATTTATATACTTCGCCTTCATACATCGGTGTTAATATAACTTCATCTGCTATTTTTTCTTTCATTATGTATCACTCCTCTCAAAATTTCTACAAGTATAATTAGGCTCATATTCTGGAATTAAAAATTTGTCACTTAATGTACAAATTTCTACTTCATTTACTATTTTTGCTGTTTTATAAAATTTACAACTTTTGCATAATCCTCTTGTGTTAGTAATTTGTTTTTCTATAAATTTTGTTGCACTAAATGGCATATCTTATTTACTCCTTTACTACTAAATTGGCTCTGATTAAATCTTGTATATATTTTTCTAAACATATTTCTTGTTTTTCTATGGTACAATCTAAAGGTAATTGAAAATCAATTGTCCTATCTTTAAATATTTCTACTAAAATTGGTATTTTTTTCTTAACTAAAAGCATTGGTCTATAATAACAAATTTTTGCATCTTGTTTATCATGGTGTGTAAAATGAAATCTTTCAAGTTCTTTTAAATCTACATCATTTCTTATCTTTAACATATTTCCTCCCATTTATTAGCATAGCCTTTTTCATATCTTGTAGTTTTTATTTGAAAATTATTGCTTTTAGTTTCTATGTATTGTTCCAATGCCTTCAAACAGCCTATACATACTTTTAAATTCTTATTAGGCAATTTAACTTCTTTTACTTCTTCATCTTTATCTAATTCAACTTTACATATATCACAATATCTTTTTAACATATCTATTCTCCTCCTAACCTCTATCATGTAAGCTAATATATAAATCATGATATTTAATCATAATACAAAAATACCAACTAAAATCTCCTGTTTCATTTGAACTGCTTTCATTAATTAATACTACAAATTTTGTTCCTCTAGGTAAACATTCAACTAAAGTATATCTTTCAAATTCTCCACTTTTCCCTTTTACATAAATATTATTTTCTTTAAATGCTCTTTTTCCATCTTCTGCTTTTTCAATATTTACATCACGACTATCTATACAACTTTCTATTAAACCTTTAATTGTATTGTTTCTATTCATCTTCTCCTCCTAATAACTCTGGATTATCGTATGTATTACCAATTACTTCTAAATTTTTATAATCTCCTAATGGTTCATTTTCATCTGCAATAGAATTTGTGTTAGTTAATATATACATAGCATCTTTAGTTGAATATGTAACAACTCCTGTTACGATATAGCTTAAGTAGTCTATTCCAACTATATCTCCCTCATATATTTCTTTTCCGTTTTTATCGTGTAATCCGAGTAAATTGTCCTATTGTATTTTCATCAGTTATAAAATATTTTACATATTCTCCATATTCTTTTTCATCTGTTTGAATTTTATATTTTATAGGTTCTCCATGTTCTGTATCGCCTTCATTTACTTTGCAAAGCATACCATAAACCCATTCATCTATTGATATTCCTCTAAACTTTATTTCTCTATTCATTTTTATTCACTCCCATTCTTTGAATTAAATTACATACTTTATCCTTACTGATATTACCTTTAGTATTTTTAATTGATTCTATTATTTTTTCTTTAAAGTCTATAATTGAAGAATCTATATTGTCTTTAATTACTTTATCCATATTTTTAGATTGTTTATCTACTTCTAATTGTTTAATTTTATAATTATTTACTAAATCATAGAGATTATATAATTCTTCTTGTTTTTCATTTAATTTTGTTTGTAAATTATTTATTTGTTTCTTATTTTCATCTTCTCTTTTCTTAAATTCCTCTAATGTTACTAATGCTCCATCATATAATAGTTTATATTTAGATTCTTCTTCTAACTTTAATTGCAATTGTTCATTCTCTTGTTTAACTTCTCTTATTTCCTTATATCCATTTAATAAATATTGTTTTAAATCTGGAACTTTTATTTGTTGCACATCTGGCAATGTTTCTTCTGTAATCATTTCAGTCTGTTCTTTCTCTTTAAATAATAAATTAATTAGATTCATCTTCTCCTCCTACTTCATAGCAATTAACATCAAACTGTTCTTTTGTTAGTATTGTTTTTATATCATTTTCTCCTATATATTGCGATTTATTAAATCTACCTTCTATCTCAAAATACAAGTTATTATCATCTTCTCCCCATATTTCGTTAATAATTCTACGTCCATTTACAAAATCTCCAACTTCTATTAAATCTATTAGTTGTTTACTGTGGTTTGCTATATTTTCCTTTTTAAATGAAAAAGGTAATTCAAAATTCATTTTTACATATATACTATCTTTATTTATTCCTATTACTTTTCCTATTCCTAAAGCTATTAACCTAAAATCATTGTTAATTCTCACATATTCTCCAACTTCTATATCTTTCATATTTCCTCCCTTGTAATAATTTTTATACTTAGCTCTGGATACTTATACTCAAATAATTTCTGCTTAATCTTAAATGTCTCTGTTTTCATTCCTTTTGTGTCCTCAACAATTGTTTGTCCATTTTCCTCGTAAACAAAATCTGCTATGTATTCTATTTTTCTATGTGTCTTGCCATTTTTCTTGAATCCTTCTTGTAATAGAAATGGTACTTGCAGTCTTAAGTTACTTATCTGTTTTGCTTTTTGTAATAGTTTTAATTCTTGATATCTGTTAGCTTCCAAAATGCTGTCAAACTTTATATTATCTACTACTATTTTTCTATTTTTGTACTTGTTCATCCTTTGCTTCCGTTCTATCCTTTCATCAAACTCGTCTGATATTTAAAAATTATTGGTTCAACATATTTTTGTGCCTCTAAAATAGTAATCTTTGTCCCTTCGTTCTTTTTAGTTTTCATGTATTGCTTAGAGACCTGTTGTACTGTTAACCCTCTTTTCCATAAATCAATTATTTGTCTATCATCCATTTCAAACTCCTAATTTTTCTTTATTTATTCCTCTGGCATATTGTACACTTTAGCTTCTATTTCGTACCAATGTGCAATATCTCTTAATATTTCTTCTGCTCTTTCTTCTGTATCGTAAGTACCTAATTCTGTCGCATAGCCCTCAAAATTTCCTGCAAATATTTTATATATCTTTTTACTTTTTATGTGCGTGCCATAAGGCTCAATTCTTATATTTTGTATATTATTAAAGTTTACTATTGTACATTTATCTTGACTTACTATTATCATAACTACCTCCTATTTTTCTATATATTTCAGCTTTTTTAAATCTGAAATACAGTCTAATAACATATCTATTGTCTTATCTATATTTTCGTTGTATTCTTTTAATCTTTTTGGTGTCCTTTTTATTTCATAATCACCACCGCCAAAACTACAGTCTGTTGTATTAGGCAATTTCAAATAATCACATAATTTTATGTCTAAATAATATCTTCGTTGATAGCCCATATGAGTTAGTATTAATTCTTTTTTATAATCTCTGTTTGACTGAATATAATCATTTTGTTTACAATATTCTGGATATTGTGCCCTTAGTTCTTTTATGTACTCTATGTGATCGTTAACTCTTTTTATCAAATCTTCTAGACTTTCATCATTTTTCCAAAAAATCACATCTTGTTGTGTATAATTATCTAGTTCAAATTCATATCTTACACTATAATATTTAAGTCCTTCATAATCGTTTACATCTCGAGTCACTTCTAGCACTTTCATATTATTCTTTTTAAATTCTTCTTCTAAAATTTTTCTTATTTCTTTTCTATTCTCATTTTCTTTTTGTTCATAATCAAATCTTGCTTTTCCGTCAATTTTATATAATTTTTCTTCTCTGTCTATCATAACTACCTCCTAATCTATTCTTGGAATATGTTCGTAATTCAATGCCTCAAATCCTGACTGCGTTCTCTCATATACTGCTACTGTCTTACCTGTATAATCGCATTTCTTTTTACCTATTGTTTTTACATATCCCATTTTCTCTAATTCTGTTAATCTTGGTGCTGTATAATTCCTCTCTGTTGTATTTGTAAAACCTAAATCAAATAGTTCTACTGCTAATTCCTTTGCTGTTTTAGGTTTCTCCAATCTATTTAAAATTTGTATATATCTTATTTTTGATTTATCTTGTATGTCATTAAAACTCATTTGTCTTGTTTCTGCTGTAATCATTTGTTAATCACACTCCTATCTGTTTTACACTTATTTTATCCGCAATTTGTTCTATAAAATTTTGCATTTGTTGTGGTAATAGTTTTTGCTCTTTTTCTCTATTTACTATAACCTCATATTGTTTTAAGAATTGCCCCTTTGTTACACTATTTACTGTTGCTATATCTGTTTGCGCTAGTTCTTTTACTTGTCTAACATCTCCGAAAAATCTTTTGACCTCTGGACTTGCCATATCAAACTGCTCTTGTGTCATATATGAGCCAGAACAAATCATTTTATATGCTTCGTTCCATGCTTCAATAGCTGTTCTTGATGTGCTTGGATTTATCATTTCTACTGCATTTTTTCTAATTTCATGAATTGTAGGAGGATATGGGCTTTCAATTATCGTTTTCTTTACTGCTTGTAAAACTAAGTTATAATCTAAATCCCCTAAACACTCTTGCCATGTATCTACCATTATTTTTACTTGTTCATCTGTTTCGGTTCTTTTAGCAAAACTCTCATAGTTTCCAGCAAGTAGAGTTAATATTACTACTGTTTCTTGTCTTGTCATTTTATCTCCCTTCTTCGAAAGCTCTCTGTAGTGCTGACATTGGTCTCATTTGTTCTATACCTTCGTCTTCCCACCTTTTTTGATTTAACCAGGTAGAAGGATATGGAATAAATTGTCCACCATCTTTTTGCCATTCTTTACTGGCCCTAAATTGTTCCAAACTATATAACATAGAACTAAACAATTCATTCGATGGTTTATTTTTTTGAAACCATTTCTTCACATCTTGCTTTTTTACCTTTTTAGGATATAGGCTATAAAAGTCATTAAATTGTGTCTCCCACATGTCTAAGATTTTTGTCTCTTCCTCTTCTTCCCCTATAACCCCTTTATCTCTATCTTTATTTTTAATTATATTTTTATTTATATTTATATTTTCATTTTCCATATGTTCTTCATATGAATTACATATGTTTTTCATATCTTCTTCATATGTTGTTTTCTCTTCTTTTTTCTTTCTGTTATTTCTTCTACTTTCTGAATATGCTTTGCGTTTATTAATTTCTGTTTCTAGTCTTTCATTATAGTAATTGCCTTCTTCATCAATTTTAAATTTGGAGAAAATTTCTTCATTATGTGTTTTACATATGTTTAATATATCTTTCTCTTTCAAATGACCTTTTTGATGTTGTAAACATATTAATTTTATATATTGCCCTATTTCTTCATCTGTCATTAACATCGTTCCAGAAAGAAAATCGCTACTATAAAATAGAAATGCTGGGTCTTTCATTGTTTTCTCCTTTCGTAAAATAAAGGGCTAGTTTTTGTTGTCTAGCCCTTGTTGTTATATTCCTAATTTTTCTAATGTGTATCGTTTACCTGTTTGCATTTCTTTGTACATTGTTCCTTTTTTAAAGTATGGTAAAGTAAAATTCTCATCTCTCAGTTGTATATTTATAAATTCTTTATTGCTACAAATAGAAGCCATCTTATAAACAGATCTAACTTTACTCCTAAAAGGTCTAACAACATCTGCTAAATACTTCTTCTCTACCTCGTCTAATATCTCTTCTTTTCTTTCAAACATTGTTTCATATTTTACTGGTCTTTCTACCTTGACGATACTTACATCATCATTAAAATATTTTAATTGTTCATTAATGTTGCTAAAACCATAATTTGAAGTCTTGTCAACAAATATAACTTGTCCATTTTTTAATGTACATTTATCTCCGTCTTTTAAATCAGCTTTTGTAAATTGTTTTTCTTGCACTAGTTCTAACTCATCTTCTCTAAAAAGCTCATTAACACCTTCAAGTTCGTATGAATAACATCTATTTGCAACTATACCAATAATATTCCTTATTGTATTATTATTTTTACAATTTACGTGTGTCCTGCATCTAACTACCCTTACTTTATCTCCTATGTTAAATTTCATTTTAAATCCTCCTATAAATAATTTTTACCTATTAAATTTATAAATTCTTCTTTTGTATGTCCCAGATTTATATACTTTTTTTTCACAAGTTTCTTTTAACTTTAAATCCATTTTCTTCTGATATTCTTCTGTTCGGATTTCCAAAATATATATGATGTTCTTCTACTGGACTATATAGTCCACATATATAACATCTTTTTTCTTCTTGTAATATCGATTTCATATTGCCTCCTTATTTAAAGGGCGCGTGGCACTAACAATAACAATAAAAAGGGGAGTTTTGTTCATCTATTAGTGCCACTCCAACTGTCTAACAAACTCTTGATTTCAGCTGGTGTTTTGGTTTCTATTTCTAATTGCTTACATTCTTGTATTAGTAATTCAATCAACAAACTCATTTCTTTTGTGTTGTATGTACTAGAGCCATAGTAAGCTTGTACTTTTACGCACTTATCTTTTCTTGATACTTCCCTAACTAGAAATCCTAAGCCTTGTCTTTCCCATATTCTCTTAAAATCTTCAAATGCTTTTTCTTCTACTATCATAGCTTGAAATGTACCTATATTTGAAATTGCATCTTTGTATATATCTTCTTTTGTTATTACTGCATCATTTGTTGTTAATTTTTTTGCAATTAAATCACATAGAACCCAACAATATGAATTAGCATCTAAGGACCTCTTTTTATACCATTTCTTTAGCTCAATATTTAGCTTATTTTCGTTTTTAAGTTGTTCGACAACACTTATCTCATTCGTATCTAAAACTATGCTTACTTTTGGTTTTCGTGTGTCAAAATCTATACTAATATCATTTATAATTCCTGTAGTTTGCATATTTACCTCTCCACATGTTGATGCATTAAAACATATTCTGAATTTTCTCCCATGTTATTTAATAAAAATTCACTAGCTTGTTGTTTACTTAAATGACTATCTTTTGCTCTAAATTCATAAACATATTTACAATCTTGTTGCTTTTCTTTTATTCTTTCTTCAATTTCGTCTTCGTCGTAATTACCTTCAACAAGATATAAATCATAATTTTTAGCACTTATTCCTTCGACTGTTTTTGTATCTGTCATATATATAACTTTATAATCATCAAATAGTACTCTATAACCACATTGTGGTACATCATGATATAATTTTATTGGTACTATTTTAAATAACCTATAGTCGTATCTTGTTCCAATTTCAAGTACATCTATATTTTTTCTTTCAACTCCACATTCTAAAAGTGGTTTTAATAGCCATTTGCAACAAGCAAATCTTAATGTTGGTCTTTCTTGTGCTAATTTCTTTATTGTTTCTTTTTTGAAATGGTCTCCGATGTATATGTGTGAGGAGTACTATTTTTAATTGTTTATAATATTTCTCTAATCTTTTAAAAGTAACTCCACAATCTATTAAAATTATGTCTCTTATTATTGCTGCATTTCCAGTGCTACAACTTGATATAACTTTATAGTTCATTCATTGATACCTCTTTTGTATCTTCTGTTTGTTCTTCTATTTCTGCTTGTATCTCAATAGGTTCTTGCTGAGGAATTTCTTGCTGCATTTCTTCTGCCTCGTACATTCCTGCTAAGTCTTCAACGAATGTTTCTCTCAATGCTCTTACTTTTGCTACCTTTTCAACCATTGTTGCTCCTTTGCTTCCCCAATTTGAATTTAATTGCCCTTGCCCTGTTTTTTGTGCTACTTCGTTAAAACTTACACTTGAATATGTAGGGTGTGACCAATCTTTTCTAAACACTCTAGCCCAACCACCTACAAGTTGTTCAGTTCCTAATCTAAATGTTCCTTGTCTCTCTTCTATTGTTCCATCGTCTTTTTGAACTATAATTCCACTTTCCATTCCATCATAATTTGAATTTAATACTGCTCTTTTCAATATAGCATCTTTTCCAACAACTAATTGTGCTGGTACTCCTGCTTTATATTTAATTAGATATGCTTCTCTTAAGAATGGGTTTAATTTTCTAACTTTACAAAGTTCTGTAAATAGTTTAAATTCTTGATTTGTTATTTTTGCATCTGTTCCTACTATGTACTCTTGTACTATACTTGGTGTTAATTTTATTTCATTACCGTCAATATCAAATTTGACCATTAATTCATTATTTTTTTGTTGTATTTCATTACTCATAATCGTATCCTCCATTTTCTAAAAATTGTTTTAACTCTCTTAATTTTGTTTTTGTTCCTCTTACCGTGAATTTTAATGTTAAAATTTCTTCTGTTTTTTTCTCTATTACTGGTGCATTTAATATTGTTTGTTCACTATATTTGTCTGACTCTTTTGCAGTATCCAAAATAAATTTTTGAAGTTCTTTTTCTTGTTCTATTTTTTTCTTTTCTTCTTCAATAGCTTTAAATCTATTTGTCACACTTGTTATTGCTTGTGATACATTTAATGTTTGTTTATATTCACTAAGTATTTCTGTTTTATGATCTTGTGTTTCAATTAATTTTAAATCATCCACTATTTTGTCAATAAATTGTTTTGCTTGTTCTTTTAAACTTTTCATACTCGCTGATAAAGTTGTATTTATTTTTGTTTGCTCATATGTGATAAAATCAATATTATTAGCTGTTTTATATTCTTCAAAATAATCTTTTACTTCCTGTTCTTTTTTTGCTTTTAATTCATTTTCTATAGAATCTATCTTTACTTTTAAATCATTGTCGGCACTTTTATATTTATCTGATATATATGTCTTATAAATTTCTTCAAATTGCATATATGGTGCTAATATTTGTTCTTTTACAATCTTTCTTTGTTGTTCAACTTCTTTAAATTCTTTATTTAAACTTGCTCTTATTTGTTTTATCGTTGTTACATTCTCTTCTGTGCAAACCAAATTCTTTGCATTTTCAACCTTTTTATCTACATCTAGTGATAATTCTTTAAGATGTTCCTCAATTTGAGGTAGTTGTTTTACTACTATTAATTCCTGATTACTCATCGCATTTGTCCTCCAAATCTTCATAATACTTGTCCCAATCTCTTGGTTTCTTGTAATACTCGTTATAGCACTCATCATTTATTAAATCTGTTATGTTATATTCTGTTACCATAACTCCTCCTTGACTTTTTATTTCTTATGTAGTAAAATATTAAAAGTAAAAATATTTACTAATAAGTTTTGAGTTAGTTTTTTGATTGGTAGTCGCGAACTAGCTCTTTTATTTTGTTTAAAACTATTTTCTCGCTGTCTACTGGACAAGCAATAGTTCTATCTGCTACATCTTTTAATAAATCTTGTAGCTTCATATTTTCTTTAACTAAAATTGTGTTATTATGTACTTCTTGTTTTCTTAGATCTTTAAGTTGTTTGTTTTCAAAACTTAAATCTCTAACTTGTCTTGCTAATTCAACATTTCTTGAATTTGACTCGTCTATTTCTATTGCTGTTGTTTCTTTATAGTAAATAAAACCTAATAAAACAATTAATGCTACTAATGCTAAAAGCAAAGTCATATCATTCATCTCCTTTCTTGTAAAATTTTGTAAAATAATATATAATACCCTCGAAGTGAGGTGGTATACATGAATAGAACTTTTGTAAATTCTTCTGATATTCGCTCTATTGGTTATGAAAATAATACTCTTGAAATTGAATTTAATCGTGGTGGAATATATCAATATCATGGAGTTCCTTTCGATAGATATTCTGGTCTTGTAAATGCTGGTTCTACTGGAAAATATTTTCATAATTTTATTAAGCCATTTTATCCAGGAATTAAAGTTCGTTAATTAATGGAATACTTATTTCATCTGTTACAACCTTTATACTATCTTCACTAATTATTACTGTAGTATGAGGGTTGTAATTTTCTTTTATGTAATTAATTATTGGGTTGGCTATCTTTTCAAGTTCTTTTATCTTATCTTCCATCTTTTCATCTCCTAAAATCCAATTATAATGAAAATCGCAAAGAATATTCCTAGCAAACCGCTGTATATATATTCTTTTATTTCTTTAATTTTCTTTTTTGTTTTTTTATTTAGTTTCTTTTTCATTTGTTTTTTCTCCTTTCTAAACTAATATTGATTTTGCTTTTTCTAATTTTGTCTCTGCTTCAATTGCTCTTTTTAATACTGCTTCATATTGTTGATAAGAAACTCCACCATTTTTATAAACTTTTACTTTATATTGATTGTCGGTCTTGAGTCCTTCAAGCTCTCCTTTTAGCAATTGTTTTTTTACTTCTGCTTCTCCTATCCCTGTTTGCTTTGCATAACCTCTTGCAGATAAAAAGAAATATGGTACTTCTGACATTTATTTCGCCTCCTTTGCAATTGTTTCACAATTTGTGAAAGTAAAAGGTATAAAAATATCTTGCACTTCACAATCTAATAGTTTCGCAATAGCTTCAGCTTTTTGTTTTGGAATTTTTCTTTGATTGTTTTCATACATGTTGTAACATCCTACTGAAACATCAATGTTCTCTGCCATTAGTTGTTGTGTATAACCTTTTTCTTGTCTTTTCTTCTCCATTTCTGTCATCATATCGCCTCCTTATTTTTACTATTTGTGAAATCTGCAATTATAATATAACAACTTGTGAAAGTTGTCAATGGTTTTTTTAACATTTTGTGAAAATATTTTACAAGTAGTGAAATAAATGCTATAATATCAATAGATTTCACAATTTGTAAAATATAAAGGAATGATTAAAAATGGATAATATTTTAGGAAAAAGAATTGAATTAGAAAGAACTAGATTAGGTTTAAATCAGATAGAACTTGCAAAAAAACTAAACTTATCTTCTAGTGCATCAATTTCTCAATACGAAAGTGGCGAAAGAACTCCTAGTGATGATATAAAATTAAGAATGGCAGAATTATTTAATTGTAGTTTGGATTACCTTATGGGTAAATCAGATGTACGAAATCCACAGCAATCTGACCCTCTTGGACTTGCCAAAGTGGGCTTTAGTATGGACAAGTATGTTCCTCCAACAGACGCACAAAGAGAGCAAATAAAAGGGTTACTTGAAGTGATATTAAAGGATAATAAGAAGAAAGAAAAAGATAATTAATTAACCTTCTAAGATAACAGTTAATTCCTCATAATATAAATGCTTATGAATTATAGTGGAGAAAAGAATGAATTTAAATAATTTATATAGTTTAACTGAAAAAGAAAAAATAAAAGTATATAATTGGCATATTGAAGATGCCAACGGTGCTTATATTAATATAGATAAGATAAATGCTATCGCTTTGAACTACAACAATATAGGTACTTATATAGAAGAAAAGTGTGTATTAGCTGAAGAACTCGGGCACTATTATTATGATGCTACTTATTCTCTATACTGTCAAGATTTGCAAGTTATATCAAAGCAAGAACGAAAGGCTAAAAAGTGGGCATATAATGTTCTTGTTCCTTACGAGGATTTACGCAGAGCAATTAAAAATGGTTTGACAACAGTTTATAGCTTGGCAAATTATTTTGAGGTTACAGAGGCTTTTATAAGCAAATGTATTTCATTTTATATAGAAAAATATGGAGATTTTACAGAAGAAGCATTAAGTTATTAGTGTTTCTTTTTTTAGAAAGGATTTAAAATGGCAAAGAAAACTAATTATTCTAAAAATGGTAAAAATTATTATAGAATCACAAAAACTATAAGTAAAAAACCTGACGGCACTTCAATAAAAAAAGAATTTTACGGTTCATGCAAAGCGGAAGCTGAAGAAAAAGCAACTAAATATATTAATGATTTAAAGTTAGGACTAATCGAAAAAGATAAAAAGTATACTATAAATATATTGTTACCATTATGGTTGTATGGAACCAAAAGAAACACAGTTAAAGCCTCTACTTTAGACAGCTATGATGGTATATACAAAAAATATATAAAACCTAATGTAATCTCAAATATTCCAATTAATGATATAAAAACTTTAAAAATACAAGAATATTATAATAATTTAGATACAACTGCTAGTAATGTTAAAAAGGTTCATAAACTACTTTGCCAATTTTTCAATTATTCTGAAAAAGAAGGCTATATAGTTAAAAATCCTTGCAATAACGTTTCTCTTCCCAAAGAGAAAAAAACAACATTAGAAGTTTTAAAAAATAAATCTAAATTTCAATATTATAGTGAAGATGAAATAAAAAGGTTAAAGGAAGTTTTTAAAGATAATAAATTCAAAAATGTAGTTTTATTCGCTCTTGGAACAGGTATGCGAAGAGGAGAAATATTCGGACTGCAATGGTCTGACATTGACTTTGAAAAAAAAGAAATACATGTTATACACAATTTAACATATATGGCAACAAACATCACTGAGACTTCTAAAACTTATCATTTAACACTACAAACTCCAAAAACTGAAAACTCAATCAGGACTATACCTATGTCAGATAGTATTTATAAACTATTAAAATCAATTTATGACATAAATTCAACTTATGTGTTTTCTCCTAACGACGGGCATTTTGATATAAAATATTTTGAAAAAGTTTATAAGAAAAAATTAAAAGAAGCGCATATCGAAAATAAGAACTTTCACGACTTAAGACACACATTTGCAACTATGTTATTGGCAAATGGAGCAGATCTTATAACGGTTAAAGAGTTGCTTGGTCATAGTTCAATAAAAACAACAGAAATATATTTAGAAGCATTACCTAAAACTAAAGAAGATGTTGTCAATAAAATCAATTTTATTTGTAACTGAGTCGGGAAAAAGTCGGGAAAATTTTAA